TAAAGCGCACAGCAGTGTCGCCATCTTTAAGTAGCACTGTCACTGTTGCGGCTTGCAAATCACTGCCGTAAATCAGCATCAGTGCTTCCATGATGCGTTGCGTTTCTTCGTTCATGTGTTCTTCTCCTTGAGTTTGGCTTCAATGTCTCGGTAGTTTTCATCTGTAAATGGCGACTGCGTACATACTCGGCGTTCCTCATCCGTCAACCCTGCCCACGGGCGGGTCTGTGGGGCGGTGTAGAGTGGAACATCATAATCACCCTCTTCATCTGCATGGGCTTCCGGTGATATGCAATCGTAAATTGCACCAGCATCGTTTCTGTATCCCCAAGCCACAGGCTCCTGCTGTGCGGTAGCCGTGTCCATCTCACCAATGCAATCCACGCAGTACACCGCCCAACCGTCAGATTTCTTCTTACCGCATTCGCAACAGGCCGCTGGCTGTGCGAGGGCTTCACGCAGCTCATCCAAGGTCAGGCTATGCTGCCTCACCGCCTCTTTGTACGCGGCTCGCCAGTCGGTTTCCTGCGGTTGTGCTAGGGCTTCTTTGATTGCGTGACGCACGTACTTGCGTTCGTGCGCATCTGTCTCAATGTATTCAAGGCACATTTGTAGTGCTTCGTCTTTAGTCAAAATGGGGACTCCTCGTAGTTGTCAGGGTTAGGTTTAAGCGGCGGGGCTTTGGTTGGAATTGGTCGTGGAAATGGCGGAAAAGGCCAAGTCATCACAACCCCCTGCTTTTAATGCGTTGGTGATCATTGGCTCCGGGTCTAACGTAACTGTTACTAGGAACATAGACTGGTCTTTCCCATAAATTCATAGCAGGAGGAGGTACAGCATCAGGATCTTTGGGTAGTGGTACAAATCCTGTGCGATACTTTTTGTGAGCTTTGTTACCAGTAGTTGTAGCAAATGAACCCAATGGCACTGTTTGATTAACTCTCATTGTTTTCTCCTACTATTTCAACTTCTTCACTTGCAGAGATATGGAAGATTTCTCCGTTGTCGTCTGTACACAGACTGTACATTCCATCAACATGGTGAAAGTTCAAAACTAAACCATTATTTAACAAAATTTTGCTATTACGTGGCACGTTATAAAGTTTCATTTAATTTCTTTCTTCGTCTAAATAGTCTTTGTACTGTTGTGCTTTACGCTTAGCGTCTAGCAACACCTTTTGTTTGTTAGCTTGTTTTCGATTGCTCCAATCTTTCTTAGCAAGTCTTTCTTCCGTCGATTGGTAGTACTTGCTATGTTTAGGTTGTTTAATAGTCATGCTGCTTACAAATGCTTAAGAATGTAGTTAGACCAATGCTCCGTGTTAGTGAATACACAAGCGTCCAGACCGTTCTTAGCACACCAATCTAAATAAGTAGTCTTGCTTTTCTTAGACAGACCTTGGTTACGTTGAAACACATAAAGAATCTTAATTTCTGGATGTTGTTGCTTAATAAGCACAGCCTTCTTTCTGTCTGCTCCTGTCCATAGACCTTTGGTTTCTATGTAAACGTTCTTAGTAACAGTGAAGTCTGGTGTGTAAGTGTGGTTGCTTGCTGGGATTACATACTTAACTTTGTCTTGCTCGTAGCCAAGAATCCAACCTTTGGCTGTTGTAGCTGCTTGAAATTTAGATTCCAAACCGCTGCGGTAGCCTGCTGGATTGTGTCGTTTAGGTCTTGGCATTGTTATGTTGCCGCCTGTTCTGTGGTTGTGTTGCCGTGTTGTTCCGTGGGGAACAACCCGGGTGCTGTGGGATCTCCGCTTCGCGGAGCTGTTGGCGGTTGCCACAAGTCGTTAGGCTTTTGCCAAATGTATAGCAGTTGCATGTTGAGATGGAACCGTTCATCGTCATCGTACAGTGCTCTGCACTTGTCGTAATACTCTTCTGGAAGCAGTCCTTTTAAAGCGTTATCCGCTTTAACGGGGCCTAAGCCCTGAACACCAATGATGTTGTCACTGCGATCTCCAATGAGACTTTGCATGTACAAGAACCTAATGCCCTCATCATGCGTAACAGTACGAAAAACCTTTTTGACAAAGTTGTAGTGCTTGCCAGGGATCTGAAGTAGATCTTTGTCAATAGAGCAAATGACTGTAGAGCCACCATGTTTGTCTTGTTCAATACCCAGTTGGTCGTCAGCTTCAAATCCGTTGCACATCACTGCTTTGTGTTGTGTTACTAAGAACTCTCGTACTGCTTCCCAATGTTGTGGTCTTGAGTCAGGTCTGTGAGCTTTGTAGCTAGGTGCTATCTCTCTACGAAAGTTTCCTGATCCAGTGAGATACACGCCATAGCTATCTGCTTGTGTGTCCTCCAGTATGTCCTGCATAAGCTTATCTGCTCTAGCTAGGGCTACCCATTGCTCTTCGTTTTCTGCTGACGCTGCGGCTCTATAAACCACAATATCACCATCTATAAGTGCTTTCATGCTATCTCTTTAAAAGAAGGGGCCTCGATTTGGTCTTCAACTAGGTAGGACAGAAAGCCAGAAAACTTCCTACGTTGACATCCTCGATTGCTGGCTTAACAGCCCCTAAAACATTTTAGAACAAATTGGCGTCTTCAGTAGAAGATTCTTCCATAGCTTGTGCCATGTCCAAATCACCTGCTGTGTATGCCTCAAAGGTACGAGCAAACTCAATAATCAAACCAAGATTGCTTTTGTCAAGATCAAACGGCTTAGCACCGCGAGCTGCAATGTACAAGTCAGTAGCACGAGCTAGTGCGTTCTGACGAATAATTGCACGATCACCATGCAAAGGTGGGATAGGAAATACTTTTTCTTTGTAGCCGCTGTACGCTGCTTTGGGGCTTGCGGTACTAGTAACAGCAGGAGTTGCTGCTGGTGCTGCTGCACGGCTAGTGATGTTGACTGCTTTAGTCTCTACACCATACGTACCTGTAACACCATCAAAGTCTACAGTGTAACCAACTTCAACATTAGGATTTTTAAAACCACACTTAATCCAAGTACCGTTTACTTTAAACGAATACGTTGGCTTAGTGCCAAATTTAGTGGTTACATCTTTAGTGGATACGGCTTCCACAACGCCAGACATCATTGTCATCTTAAATTTCTTCCATGTTAAACCAATTGGAACCAAAACTAGCGCCTGCATTGAGCTTCAGTGCTAGTGGCTTTTTAAATATTTCTTCAAAGTAAGTGTGTGTTTCTTTCAATATGTCTGTAATCTCCAATATAAAGTTAACGGCAACAGAACCGCTTTTGACATCAAACATTAGGGAGTCGTGAATGGTGTTAACCATCTTCACATCATCCCTATCCTTTAGCTTGCGAAAGATAACGCCCAACATCATTGGGACAATATCACCCGTAGCTAATCCTTGAACTGGGTAGTTCTTAAGCTCTGTTGGACTAAAGTTGTACGTACGAGTAGACCAGCTTGATTCATTGTGGTACTCGGAGAACACAAACTTACGACCTGTTTCAGTGTTTAGTGTGTAAGACCTAAACTTCTCCCGGAACCCATCTTTGTCCAAATCGTAAGAAGCGTCAGTCTCAACTTGTTTTGCAAATGACGTATGCCAGTCAGCAACTTTTGGGTAACGACCATAAAAGACATCAATAAACTTTTTAGCTTCTTCAAGGCTGCAACCAGCTTGTTTGCTAATAGCTTTAGCACCTGCACCGTAGATAAGTTGAAACGTTCTAGCCTTGAATGGCTTACGCTCTTCCTTAGTTGGATACCTACCAAACATGTCTTTATATAGCTCTGAATGAATGTCTGCACCTCCACCAATGTCTGCTATAAGCTGCTTGTCCCTAGTTATGTGGGCAAGAGCTACAACCTCCAGTTGGTTGAAGTCTACTTCGACAATAAGGCCGCCATCATACCTCGAAACAAAGATTTGTTTTATAGGGTTATTACTAATATTTTGTAAATTAGGACTGGTAGAAGACAGACGACCTGTGACAGTTGCTGTGTGGTTAAGCTTGCCGTGAATAAAACCGTTGATCACATGCTTAGACAAGCCTTGTACGTAAGTAGACAGTTGTTTTGATAGCTCCCTGTACTTCAACAATGTTTTGATCACAGCTTGAATCTTAGGATCAAACGTGTGGTCTAGCATGTTACTAAGAACGGAGTCATCTACACTAACTTGACCAGTCTTAGCTGACACCTTTTCTGGATCAGGAACGTACTTCACAGCAGGAAAAATCTCAACAGTCTTTTCTACAAGTTTGAACTTTGGGTTGCCATTCTTGTATAGACCAACTTCTTCTTTAACTTTGATACGTTTCTTACCACCAAAGAAAAACTGACTCCACTGCTTAGGACTGTTGATGTCATCTATGCTGCCAACAACAAGTTCTTCAAGAAAAAGTTTGACTTCAACGTATTGATCTACAACCTCTACTGTATATTTAGACAGCCTGTCTTCGTCAATCTTAAGGCCGTTAAACATCATCTCGGTGGTTGCATGTAATGCTTCCATCTGACTCAATATCAATGTTAGTTGACCATTGCTGTATGCTTCGTTGTATTGCAACTCAGCAATGCGTTGTGTAGTCTCCAAATCATGTTTGAGATACGGCTCCAGTTCCTCACGAGGTATTTTGTCAGAACCTAAACCTGCTTTAAAGTAAGCTTTAATCTTCTCGTCTTTAACTGGCAATCCATATTTAACAGCCATCTCATCAAGACTAGCCCACTTGCTGCGTTGTCCTGTAAGGATGTATTCAGCAAGTTGTATGTCCCAAATCTTTGTAGATTGAAACACAGATTTGAGAGTAGGACTCTCTTGGTACAAATACAACAAATCAAACGAAATGTTGCAGCCACAAAATGTAGGTTTCAAACCAATAGTTTCTGCTACAGCTCGTTTAAAATCTTTTGGGTTGCTTGTTACACTGGGGCCTAACCCCAAGTTTATGCCGTACAGCACTACACGGTTATCTGGGTGCATAGGATGTGCTAGTCCTATGTCTTCGTTGCCGTTGAGTGTTGTCTCAACGTCTATAGTTACAAAATAAGGTTTCATTCAAATCTTGCTCTGATTGGATCTATGGTTACAAGGAACTGACCATGACGATCAGATTCCATGTGCTTAGGCCCGCCACCGGGCAATTTGTTCTTAGGAACATTGATGGTACGAATTACTTCTTCTTCTGGGTTTTTAGGCTCCTTGTATTTGCCAAGAGTAATAACAACGTCTGCTTCACCCGGTTTGTCCGTCTTACTTCCACGGAGAGCATCCAAGCCGATAAACGGAGGGTCTTTAAGATCCACAGCCGTAGCACTAAGCTGAGAAGCTGCAATGACAGGGCCGTAAGTTCTGGCAAGTTCCCTAGCCCATTTGTAAATCTTACCCAGTTTGATGTCTTCACGTTCATCTCCTTTGTCAAAGCCACTAACTTTGTCAAGCTGATCAAAGATAATCATGCCGGGATTAACTTCTCGAAACAAAGTTTCTAGATCACGTACGTGATTGGTGTCTTTAGTAACACGTATTTTGTCTTTGTCACCACCCATAAGAGCTGTGTAGTCAGCCATAGCTTTAGCTGAGTCAGCAATGATGTGTTTAGATTCCATACCAAGTGTTGCTTGGACAATACGAAAGAAAACAACAGAAGATTCTTCTTCGTTGTTGACCCACACAACAGGACGATCAGCAGGAAGCTGTTGTGCAATGTAGCTAACCTCGCTTGCGAGGAATGTTGTTTTACCTACTTCAACACGTGCAGCAACAATAACAAAGTTACCACTACGAAGAGGGCCAAGGGAACGATTGAGTACATCCAAGCGCCACTCATAGCCAGTGCTGCTGATGCGATCTGCAATACCAGATAAGTCAGCAGATACAAACAACTCGTCTTTTTCAATGAATCTCTCCACGCTTTTAAGAGCATCTGTTGCAAGCATGTGTACATGTTCTAAGTCACTTGCACCTTCACGCACACGTTCACATTCTTCCATGATCTGAGCTAAGTAATCAAGCTCTATGACGCTCTTGATAACTTCTTCGTGTGCTACATGTGGTACGTAGCCTCTAGCTTTTGTTAGCGTAATACGCAGTTTGACCAAAGAGTCTTCTGTAAGACGTTTGCTTTGATCTGCAATTAAAAATGCAGAAAACGATTCCCAATTAAACGTTGTAAGCGCAGGAAAAGTTTTGTAGTATCTATCCATCCCGTCAAGGATGATGTTGGTTTCTTTAGCAACTACATGCGGTTTTATGTGCCGCCTGTATTTGTATAAGTTTTCTTTGCTCTCAGAACAAAGAAATAAGACATCGTAGTCCATTAAAGCTCCAGAATAATTTTGTTAAGTTCAGTAACTGAACATTCTTTTGGCTCTTTGCCAACGTTGATTACTTTGATTTTTGTGTCTGTAGAAAGAAAATGTCTCAATTCTTTTTCTACTTTAAGTGCTCCTTTCACTCCAGCTTCATCAGGGTCTAACCAAATAAAAATATTGTCAAAATTCAAATCGTAAATTTGCAACAAGGTTTTGTCTGTGACTGTTGTTCTTAGTAACGCCATAGAATTAATGCCTGTGTCGCAGTAAATGCGGTATGCACTGAGATAGTCTTCGGTGATAAACAGTGTGCTTCCACCAGTTGTAAACCAAGTGCTTTCCCCTTTGTTGTGTTCGTGTGTGTAGGTTGTGATGTACTTGGGTGTGGCTTTTTCTTTTAGATTGCGTATTTGTACGCCAATGTTTTCCCCGCTGGGGCTGCGAAGTGTAAGCGCAACTTGAAAGGGATCTCCACTTACACCATTAAAATACATGTTATTTGGAAGTATGTTGTATTTGTACAACCACATAGAACCTGTTGGTGAAATCCACGTTAGCACTGGTGTTTTGTTGTATGCAGTGCTTGTTTCTTTTTCTTTGGTAAGCCAAGTAGACAAACGTGATCCGTGGTCAGAAGCAAAACCTGCTTCATTGCAGTGGTGACAATAAGCAACCAGACCTTCGTGTGTACGTTTGATATACAACCTACG